GGTCAACGCCATGTTGACTAATGCCTTAGGTGAAGTTCGATTGCAGGTCGACCCCAAGTGCAAGGAGTTGATCAAAGACTTTGAAGAAGTCATGTTCAAGCCGGATTCCGGCCTGATCGATAAGCTCCGGGATTTGCGCCGTACGCATGTTTCCGACGCGCTCGGCTATATGATCTGGGAGCTTTTCGGAGACAAACCGCGCAGTGGGGAAATGGGCCAGCGGCTGTTCTGACACACATACCACAGACTAGATGGGCTAAACATGAATCACATAGAGCGGGAACACCCCGATTATAAGCGTCACCAGCACACCTTGCGGATGTACCGAGACCTTTATGTCGGTGGCAGCCAGTTTCGCGAACGCGCGGAACACTATTTACTCAGAAGACAAAAGGAGCCACTTGACGTCTATGCCGAGCGACTATTTCGAGTCTTCTATGAGAACTATATTGGCTCCATTATCGATTGGTACACGTCGACATTATTCCGGCGCGGCGTCAGTCTTCAGTTCGAAAGCGGCAACGAGGCATCGCAACACTTTCTGGCTGAATTCACGGATAATTGCGATCTGAGAGGCACCAGCTTATCGGAGTTTTTTAGAAAATGTCTTACCGATGCCCTGGTTGCAGGTAAGAGCCACATCTTAGTTGACTTCCCCCGTGCTCACAGAATACCCGCCAATCGTGCTGAGGAAGACGCCTCTGGTATATCCAGGGCCTATCTCGTACATTATCAGGCAGATGAATTGATTAACTGGAGCTTTGACGATCGAGGCGATTATGAATGGATTGTCCTTCGACAGTCCATACGGCGCCAGCCGCGAGTGGATTCACCCGACATCGTCGAAGAAACCTACTGGCACTATTTTGACAAATCCTATTATCGGATCTACAAACGCATCGAGCGAGAGGGACGCTCCGGGCCGATAGAACTTGTGGCCGAGGGCACACATGCGCTAGTCGTTCAACAGAGAGTGCCGCTCTTCACGCTAGAGATCAGCGACGGCCTGTGGTTAATGAATAAAGCTGCCCATCTGCAACTCGAGCACTTCAATAAGTCGAATGCTCTTGGCTGGGCCATCACAATGGGCCTGTTTGCGATGCCCGTGATTTATTCGGACCGCGAATGGAATCAAATCGTAGGCGAGAGTTATTACATTCAACTCGGCCCGAACGATCACTTTGGCTGGACTGAGCCCGACGGCAAGGTTTATCAGATCGCAGCCGCCAATTTAGAGACGTTAAAAGAGGAGATTTACCGGGTCTGCTATCTCTCTCAGGCATCCGGAGAGACACAGGGCGGGAGGGCGCAATCTGCGCTTAGCAAGCAGTTAGATTTCACGATTACACAGGAAGTCTTACATGCTTACGGGGCTATTGTCAAGAGCTGTGTCATGAAAGTACTGACAGCAATTATGGAAGCCCGCTATGAAGATGTTTCCTTCTCAATCTCCGGATTAGATGAGTTGGATATTGCGGATTTTGGAACAGAATTGCAGCAGGCTCAAAATCTCTTGCAGATGGGGATCGAATCACCTACATTGAAGCGAGTGATCTTTCAACGACTCGCGTTTAAGTACTTGAGCGATGTACCGCAAGAGACAAAGGACAAGATCGCGCGTGAAATTGATGCGCAAATAACTTAGGGAGAACATGATGTCAGACCAGGAATCTACACAGCAATCACGCCCAGTTGATATTCGCGACCTCATCCGTCAAACCTTGGAAGAGTTCGCGCGTATCGAACAGCAGAAGGCAGAACCTGCTTACAAGGCGGAGCTTCAGGAGGAGCGGAAGCGTAGAGAAGCGCTCGAGCAGCGCCTGAATCAGCTTGTTGAGGAGAACAGAAAAGCACGTGCCGCTGCGGAGGAAGCAGAGAGATACTCGCAAATCCGAGCTGAGTTGCAGCGCTTGGGAGTCGCCAAGCTCGATCTCGCCTTTAAAGCAGTAAAAGACGAAATCGTACGCGGGGAAGACGGGCATCTACAGAGCAGGGGGCCGGAGAGCAAACCGCTTCGAGATTATCTGACCCAATTTGTACAAGAAAATCCCGAGCTGCTACCGGCTCGGATAGCGGGTGGGAGCGGCATCGGCACCACCATTCGCAAAAGCGCACCTGCTGCTGAGCCGACCATCAGCCTGGAACAAATCAAGCCTGGAATGAATAAGGAAGACCTTGAGAGAGTACGCCAGGAGATTTCCCGTCTGGCCACGCAGGTTTTGCGCGGCTCTTGACGATGGAAATTTCTTTGGGCGCGCGTCCTTTTGTTTTACAAGAGGCGCTCCGATACAAAAGTGCGACACTCACGGGACTCATTTGACCGCCTGAAACGTGTCGCGATCAATTATTAGGAGAATAAATGTCAACTATTACATCTGCCAATCTGGCAAATGCGATTGTGAAGCTTGTTGCCGCCGAGGCATTGCCTGCACTGGTAGGCAATTTGATCATGGGCAACCTGGTGAATCGGGACTATGAACCGGTACTTGCGCATGCTGGAGATACCGTCAATGTTCCTATTCCCCCAGTCCTGGTGGCAAACAACATCGCGGAAGGCGGAACAGTTACGCCGCAGAATCCTAGCTTGGGCAATGCTCAGATTGTCCTGAACACACATGCTGAAGCGACGTTCCAAATTCCCGATGTGACAAAGGCGATTGCATTTCCCGATCTTTTAAAGACCTATATGCAGCCGGCTGTCATTGCAATCGCAGAACGAATTGAAAGCGACCTTTTAAACCTTTACAGCCAATTTACCGCAAATCCGCCTGTGGGCACCGCGGGAACGCCCCCCACTGAGGCCACGATTGATGCGGCCGAAACCGCATTGTTTAATGCTATGGTTCCGGCAAGCGCTCCCAAATATCTTGTTGTCGATTCCAATGCATATTCGGCGATCCGCCAGATTCCCCGGTTTAGTGAATACTATTCCGCTGGTGAGGCTGGTCTGAAGGCCTTAGTCGAAGGTAACGTGGGCAAGATGAAAGACTTCTTTATCTTTCGCTCACAGTTCGTTCCGGTAACTGGCTCGACCACACCTAACACGCATAACCTCGCCTTCACGCGGGATGCCATCGGCCTGGTAATTCGGCGCCTGCCGCAACCGCTGCCCGGCACCGGAGCCGTAGCTGAGTATGCCGAAATGGGCAATTTCGGGATCCGGATTGTCATGAGCTATCAACCAAACCTGCTCTCACAGCAGTTCACAGTAGACGTTCTCTACGGCTGTGGCGTACTTCGCAACAATTTCGCGGTACAAGTGAACAGCTAGCAAGCTTTAGTTTACACACAAGCATTAAGGGGGCCACTAAACGGCCCCTTTTTACACCTGATTGGAGCTGCCTTATGGATATCAAACAATATTATCGAAAAATTCGAGAGATCGAAGCGACAATAAACGAGCCATTCCCTTTAGTAGTCAGTTTAGAAACACCCGACGGAGGCAAACGTGGAGTCATGTCGGAGGTACCACGTGCCGTGGCGGCGAAATTGCTGGCTGAATCTCGTGCTGTGCTAGCAACCGACGAAGAGAAAGAGCAGTACCGGCAACAGCAAATCGCCGCCCGTAAGGCTGCAGAACAAGCGCAGCTTGCTCGTACGCTACAAGTTGCTATTGTCTCCGATCCTGAACTCCGTCTGCGCGCCGGCAGAAAGACGGCGATTGATCCTAAGTCTGGGGAATAGAGCATGGCCCTGTTTACTGATCCGGGCGTTATTACCTTGGATAATTTGCTTCCTTACGAAGGTACACTAGCCCAACTTGCGGCTGCTCACAATATCAACGTAGATACTAAAATCGCGCTTGCAACCAGCGAAATCGGGGAACGAATACGACTCTGGTTGCTGGCACAGTGCCCTTATGAACCGATGTGGTTCAATCCGTGGCTAAATCGGAAGCTTTTAGGGCTAGACTCAATTGTCATTACGCCATCGCTAGAGAGATGGCTCTGTATGCAGTCCTTAGCCAAGTTCTTTGCAGAAGCTTACAACCTCCAACTCAATACTCGCTTCCAAGCCAAATGGAACGAATACCAGCAGGAGGCAGACAAGAGCGCGGAAATGGTCTTTCGCGCAGGACTGGGGATCGTCTTCAACCCGTTACCACGTCCGCCTATGCCACTCTTGTCGGTAGAGGCAGGCTCCTTACCCGCTCAATCCATCTACATTCAAACCACATGGGTCGACAGCAAGGGAAATGAAAGCGCGCCAAGTCCCGAGACAGGCTTTATCTTAGGAGATGGAAGCAGCGTAACGGTTGCGATACTCCCCAACAGCGAAGGTGCGCCCCGCGCCGCCGTTGGCTGGAACGTATACGGAAGTATCAACCCTGGAACATTGACGAAACAGAACAACGTACCGCTACCGATCGGTTCCACCTGGCAGATGCCTGCATCAGGCTTTCTATACGGCACGAGCCCGGGAACTGGACAACAGCCCGATTATTATCTCCCATTGTCCCGCCAACTGCAGAGAGGCTGAGATGACCCCGATAACCCTCCTGGCTGTACAAAAGGTTGCAACCCTATTAAATACGAACAACGCACTCGACCAGCAGATCGCAT